AAGACCCATAACTGCTGCTAAGTAACTAGCAGTTTCATAGGTAATGTTATCTTTAATCCATTGTATTTTAGGTAAATCAGTAAAAACACGAGAGCCATCTTTTTTGAGTAACTGGAAATAGATAATATGACATCGAAGTAAATCATCATCATAGTAAGTTAATTCAGTTGTTGAGCCGTCTGTTTCTTTAATATTCTTGGTTTTCTTTGATAACTCTAACGCTCTTGCGTGGTCATCTCCAGACATAATGCGATAATAGATTTGATGTATCTTTCCATTAACTACCATATCAGCCGAACGAATATCTTTAGACTCTTTCTCTAATGCTTTTAATAATTTATCCATAATTGAAAAAGGGCTAATTAAAGCCCTTTAGTTGGTTTCCGCTTATGCGATTGTTACTGCCCCAGTACCTTCAAAATTAAAGGTAACTTCTACAATACCATTCACATCGTTAGTAACGCTTTGACCAGTAATGATTGCTGAACCAGAATACTTATCGTATGAACCAGTACCACCACCCATTTGTAAATCAAGAGCAACGCTTGAACCAGCGGTTAAGCCAGTTTGTAACGCACCCTCTGCTGTGCCAGAAGCATCAAAGATTGCTGTGATTGAACCAGACCACGCATTAAGCGTAGCAGCAGATTCTTTCCAGCCAGATGAACCGAAGTCGGTAATGTCAGCAGTTTCTTGACTGATGTCTAAAGACCACGCTTTCGCGTTTCCCATAGCACCAGAAGCCACTGTTACACTACCAGTATGTCCTATAATTGCCATTATGTAACTCCTTGTTTAATTGTTGTAAATGTAATCAAATATCCACGCTCTTGTTGTTCAACATCAACCGTAACTTCATCAATACTTTCATCTCTTGTCGCATCAAGAATTGCTTTCATCTTCTTATCGGTATAAAGTCTTTCATCTAAGAACAATTCAAACTGTTCTAATAAATCATAAACTTGTTCACCGAATGATGACCGTTCTTCATTAATACTATAAGATTTGATTGATTCACGAAACTCACGATTATTGACCGTGTCATTCTTTGTCAATTTATAGCCTTTTGTTTTAAGCAGACTTATCATTTGACTAATACCACTTGATTTGACAGTTTTTCTTCTGAATCATCAATAGTACCATCTTCATCAGTATCGTAATCAGCCTTTATTGTAGTCAACTCACTTTCGTAGTTTTCCTTAAAGACTAAGTATGATTCGTGATAAATATCATCAGTATCAGCATCTTGTCGTTTAGACATACAGATTAACTCTAAGCACTTGGTCAAATGAAGTTCTTTCACTTGAGCAGTTGTTAAGAATAAATCAATGTCTAACCCTCTATTACGTAACTCGTTCTTGATAATGTCATAAGCACGATCAATATAAGTTGTGTAATCAAGATAAACGATACCAAACCCAGTAGATGAATCCACCGCATTTGATACCGCACCGAAACCGAATGTACCAGTTGAATCAGTATAAGAAGTAACAGTCGCATCAACACCAGCATTATCACCAGTAATAAAGCCAATAGTAGCACCAACTATCTCTGCTTGAATCAAGTCCGTTAAACGGGCAGATACAAGTGTTGTAGTTGAGCCACTGTCAGCCTTTTCATAGTGATCAGCCAATATTGGTAGTGCCGCAATTATGTCCGCATTTTTAAGCACCCAAGCCATTGTTATACCTCGTCAAAACACGCCAATTCTTTCATAGAATCGAAGTGTCCTTTCTTAGATAAAGTAATGATGTCATACTTTTTATAAGTATAGATACCACCATCAATGCCGTGAGAGCCATCACGAAGTGCTTTCAATTGATATTTAGCAGAAGTCTTTTTAGCATCTGCTTTTTTACTTACTGCCTTTGTCATTTGATTAAACTCCAGTTAATACGCGAAGTGCGTTCTGGTCAATTACACCATACTTCAAAATTCCATGCCAACCTACGTTAATTTTTCTATTTAAATTATCATTACCCTCAGCAATAACAAGCATTGGATTCATAGCAACAGCCTTACCAAGTGCGTTCATACCGAAACAAACAGCAGTACCAGCCGTAACATTAGAATCTTCAACAATAGTAAAACCCTCTAAAGCACCAACGATGCCAGAAGTCGCTTGACCAATATCTGTGTTTTGAGCAATAGTAATGTAATCACCTTTAATATCAGATACTTGAGCTGGATTAACAAATGCTACAAAACGACCATCTGGGAACTTAGCGATACCAGCGTTAGCCAAAGCAGTATATGCTTCACGTAAGTCTAGGTTATCTAAAGTACCAGCAGTATCAGCAGCGATAGTATTAGTACCAGCTTCAAGAGCAGCAAGACCTAACTTGTCGGTTGTTTCACCAAGGTTTACACCAACTAATTCAGCAGATGCTAAGTCAGCTTTACCAGCAGTAGCAATATTAGCCAAGCTAGTTGAAGTGATTACCGCACCATATTCAGCCATAGTTAAAGTAACTTTGGTGTCAGTCATTGTTGTTGATGTTGCTTCAGTACCGTCAGTTAGTGGCGTAGTTGCCGCCGACATACGTGAGAATACAGTGAAAGCAATTGATGAAGCCATATCGTCTTGACGAATAGTAGCGTAAGCATCAACTTTGTTGTAAGAGTTACCAGATACGATAACCGCTTGATTCATTAAATCTACTACCGAATCCGATAGTAGTGATTTAGTATTTACAGCCATTTTATTTCTCCTAAGAAATTATAATTCATTCTGGAGTGCGTATAGTTCAGCCATAGTTTTAGCGGATTTAACTCGTTCACCAACATCTAATGACGCTCGGTTTGAAGTCGCATCTACTCTCTTTGGTTGTACTTCACCACCAGAAAATAAGTAAGGTTTATCACCTTTTAATTGTTCAATAAATGTTGATTGGTCAAAGTCATCAGTAGCACTTGCTTGTGCTAATAGATGTTTGAAGTAATCAGCATCTTTGATACCGTTTTCAGTAACAACTTTCTGGACTGCCATATCAGCAACCATATTCTTGTTATTACTTTCCAAGCCTTCAATCGTACTATTCAATGTTTGAATCAACTCTGCCGCCTTATCCAAATCGGATTTATTGGCTTCATCGTTTTCTCTTTTAGCATTGATTAACTCTCGTGCTTGTTCGATTGAATCTACACCTAATTGTTCTGCCAGTTCAGTCTTTGCTCGGTTCGCACCTTTGCTAAAGCCTTTGTCTATTAGTTTATCAAGTTTAGATTGTGATAATACCACCTCATTTTCAGTCTTAGGAGTTTCGACCTCTACCGTTTTATCCACGTCTGGCATAACATTTACCTCTTATATATAAAAAGTCGCTTTAATAATAACACTATTTTAACCCTTTGGCAATAAAAGTGCCAATTCTCTTTATCATATAATCTTCTTGGTCATTATCTAGTGCGAAAAACTCACGCCCCATTGACTCGTGATTATAATATGCCTTGTCGTTTTCTTTGCCTTTAAAGTAAATCATAGCGCCATTGCGATACTTCTTAACTCTCATACCGTGAAGCATATGATTGTTAAAGGTTAAATTAACTTTGCTTGTTCTACCTTTTGTGTTCCGATAATGTTTGTATTCTTTGTCATAAGGTTTAAATGCTCGTTTATTAGCATCCTTGCCTTGTTGTGTTCTTTTTTGAATACCAACAATAAACGACGTTGCTACTGATATGATTTCTTCATCAGTATTATTAATTGTTCTAAGTAGCCTATTAAAGTTAGGCGTCTTGGTTACACGAATACCCACTTGATAAAGCCTCCTCTGGTTTCATCTTATAGAACCTATGACGGCAATTGTAAGCACGTCTTGAATCTCGCTCTAGTTCGTTCTTTTTAGCATCATCATAGCATTTGTTATCTCGCAATAGATGTGAGCAGTATTCGCGTGTCTTGTCGTCCTTAACGCCAACATATACCCAAACACCCTCACCAACTCCCTTACCCATTAAATCAATCAACTCTTGTTGAAAGTCACCAATGGCTGTTAATGCGTAAGTCTTTGAATACTTAGCTAAATCAGAATCATCAAGTGTTTGTTCTAATCCAGCTACCATATCAACTAATGAAGCATCTGATATAGCGTATTTATACAACTCACGTTTAACGCTTAAACCAACTTCATCAGCTAAGGCTGTGAATTGAGCGCGTTTCATATTCTTAATGATTTGAATCTTAGCAGCATCTTCAGCAGTAAACAAAGCATCAAAACCATTAGTCTTAAATGCTTCTTGTGTGCCACCGAACATCTCATTAAAACGATCATCAATCAATGAATTAACCATCTTATAATAACCAGCATCACGCAAAGCATTACGCCAAGCGAATTCATAGCTTAGTATGTTATCAGTTGATAATCCAGCAAGTTGTGCTGTGGCTATTCGTCTAACTCTTTTAAATACCGCATCAGCTTCTTTATCAAACCCCTTGATGAATCCATCTATACGGTCTTGCTCTTTATTGTATATCGTATCAAGTGTTGGCATTTAGACCTAAAGCAGCCATAGTATCAGTCAATGAACCACCGGTCTTAACCTTATTAAGCATCTCATTACGAGCATTGATATTATCATCAACATCAACACGAGCTTCTTC